AGTCTGGAGCGAAAGGTTTTAAATCGGCAGGGAAAGCAGCAAAGTCTGCTGGGAAAGGGTTCAAATCCGCAGGCCGTGCAGCGAAATCTGGAGCGAAAGGATTTAAATCCGCAGGCCGTGCAGCGAAATCTGGAGCGAAAGGATTTAAATCCGCAGGTCGTGCAGCGAAGTCAGCATCAAGAGGATTCAAGTCTGCAGGAAGAGCCGCAAAGTCGGGATCCCGAGGATTCAAGACGGCAGGAAGGAGTGCAAAGTCTGCAGGGACAAAATTCAAATCAGCTGGTAACAGCGCAAAAACGGCCGGATCGAAGATGAAAGCAGCTGCAGCGAAGGTGCAGTCGCTTGGCACAAAATCAACCGCTGCAGGGGCAAAATTAACGGCTATGGGAGCAAAGGCAAGTGCGGCGGCATCAAAGTTGTCTTCATTTTCTTCTGCAGTCAGCTCGATTGCATCTGCTGCATCTGGGCTTGCCTCGAAAATCGCATCCATCCATATTCCGTCAAGCATCGGAAAAGGGCATGCAAGAGGAACAAGTTCGGCAGCGCCTGGAATCAAACTGGTCGGAGAGGAAGGACCGGAGCTTCTTGAGTTTAGAGGCGGAGAGAAGGTCTACACGGCGGCGCAGACACGTCACATGTTGAGACGTGCAGGAAAGAGAGGTTCCGGAGCAGGCGGAGTCAACGTCACTGTAGGCGCCATCAATATCAGCACGACTGGAGACGCCGAAGGATTTGAGAAAATCGTACCTCAGCTGTCGAACAGAATCGCGCACGAAGTTGCAAAAGAAGTCCGGCGCAGCTATCAGAACACACCAACAAAGAGCGCATAAGGGGTAATTATGGCATTAGAAGTGAGCAGCGACAACGGAACAACGTCTGAAAATGCAAAAGCAAAAGTCGGAGCTAATGTCGTGAAAATCTGGTTTGCAGTCGGATCCAGCAAATTCCAGCTTCCGACTGCACCGGAGACTATTGCAATCGCTGACGAGGCGTCGTTCGGTACATACACCATCCTGGATAAAGGAGATGTCAAGATCCCATCTGGCATATCTCCGGAAGAGATCACGATATCAGGAGTGCTTCTGCCAAAAAGCTATTCTAATCATCCGTTGATGCAGAAGTACAAAAATCCGCAGACTGTCATTGCAGACTGGCAGAAATACAAAGAGAAGAAAAGACGCGTAAAAGTCAGCTGGAGCGGAATCCCGATCAAGCTGGCATCTTACTATTATGTAGTATCTGTTTCACCGCAATTGAGCGGTGTGCAGATCAAATATGATCTTAAACTTGTGCATGCAAGGGAATTGAACCTGGTTGTAAAAAAGCGCAAGAAAAAGAAGAAAAACAAAAAGAAAAAGAGTAAAAAGGGCAAAGGTGGGAAAAATTCAAAAGCACGGACAAACGGAGCAATCAGAGGCACGAAATACAGAGTGAAGGCCGGAGACAGCCTCTGGTCAATCTCACAGAGATGTCTTGGTAAAATTCATGGGGGCTGGCAGGCAATTGCAAAACTGAACCACCTGAAGCCGCCGTACATGATTCATCCCGGTCAGGTCCTGAAGATCCCACAATCTGAGTCTGCGAAGAGCAAGTAAGGAGAGGTGATGGTGAATGCCGCTAGGAGTCGATTACAAAGTTATTGCTGTTGATCCCAGTGGGAAGTACAAGTTTAATTTATCAAAACTAGTAACAGCCCTGACGTGGGGAGACGATGAGCAGGAGCTGGCCGCAAAGGCACAGATCACCATCGCAAATATCAAATATAAGGGAAAGTATCTTGCGAGTTATCTACAGCTGATGACTCGCATTTATATTTATACAAAAAGTGGGTCGAAGTATTATGAGAGGTTCCGTGGCATTGTCTGGGAGCTCGAAAACGATGACGATACTGAAAAGACACATACCGTGCTGGCCTATGACCGGTCGATCTACCTGATGAAGACGCATGACAATGCATTTTTTCCGAAGGGCAAAACCTGCGAATACATCATCAAGAAGATCTGTAGTAAGTGGGGCATCAAGGTCAAGTACAGCTGGTATTCTCATAAGTGTGGAAAGAAGAAGTACAACGATCAGGCGATTGCAGATATTTTTACGTCGTTAATGGACGGAGCGAAGAAAGGAACCGGACACGGCTACGTCTTCCGAATGGACAAAGGTGTGCTGAAAGTCATGAAAAAAGGGCAGAATCAAAAGATCCCATACCTGAAAGTAAAAAAGAATATAACGAAGTCCACCAGAAAGAAATCTCTGGATGATATCTGCACAAAGGTTGCTATCGTTGGATCAGAGAAGAAGAGCGGAGCGGTTCCAGTGCTGGCCACCATCAAGAAGAACAACAAGAAATACGGAACGGTTCAGCAGTTTGTAGAAAAGGAAGAAGGATCGACACTTGCAAAGGCAAAGAAGGAAGCACGCAACATCCTGAAAGAGCAGGGCAAGCCGACGGAAGAAATCGAAGTTGTCTGCAAGGATGTACCGTGGATTCGCAAAGGGGATACGGTTTATGCGCACAGTGCGAACCTGAAGAATTTCTATTACTGCACAGCAGTGGAACATAACGGTATGGACGGAACGATGACCATTGATCTTGAGGTCAGAAAGGGAGCATAGGGCACAGACGATGAAAAACAGCGGTTTCAGCGAGCTTGCGAATGTTTTTGACAGTCGTATGAGGCAGCATGCAAAACAGCCGTACAGCATCGAATTAGGCGGAATAACAGCAAACAAAGAGCTGAAAACAGACTCGTTTCCAGAGCCGATTCCAAAAGACAGCTATAAGATTGCAAGAAGCCTGACTCTCGGAAAGAAGGATGCAGCGCTGACAAAAACCGGCACTGTCGGAGATCACGGAGAAGCTATGGTCAAAATTCCGGAAAAGATGAGGACGTTGAAGCCTGGAGACAGAGTGCTGGTCGCTTGGGCAGGTCCTAACAATGCAGATCCTGTAGTCATTGACATTGTGCTGGATGCGGAGGAGGTGGAGTTCTAACTTATGGCAGATCAGTTGTTTCCGCAGTTTGATGATGCGTATGAAGATGACGATGACGTCGAAGTGGAGTCCACAGACAGCGATGACGAAGAGCAGGATGCCGCAGCGATTGATGACGAAGACGCAGTCGTTATGGAGGTCCGCACACCATCGTTTGACTTTGACACCGGAGATTTCGTTGTCAGCAAGAGCGGAAAGATGAAAGAAGCAGAGCCGGATCAGGCCTGGAGTCAGTGGTGCATGAAATGCGTTGCAACGCAGCGGTATTCCCTTCTGGCTTATGGGCAGAATTACGGCGTCGATGAAGAGGGTGCAATGGCAGAGCCGGATACAGAGAGCAAGCTCAATTATCTTGGAGAGGAAATCACCGATGCACTGATGTCGGATCCGAACAACCGGACAGCAGACGTCGGAGATATCGAGTGGGGGAGATCACCATCAGCACCGGATTCAGTAATTGGAAAGGTCAGCGTAGAAAATGCTGATCAGACTACGATTGGACTGGTAGTTACAGAGACGGATGCAGAAACATCAGGAGGTGAGTAAGACAAATGGCAGACAGCACAAAAACAAGCACGACTATACCAGAATTTTCGCTTCCTGAATTTCTGGAGGATATGGATGCCGATTCCATTCATGATGAGATGATGGCCAGCCTTCCTGCAGATATCGACCGTGCAGAAGGCGGTTTTCCGTGGGATTTTACACGTCCGACGGCCTTGGAAATTGCATCTTTTGCCGAATATGTACTGCCGGAGGCAATCAAGTCGGCGTTTCCGCAGTGGGCGACAGGAGATATCCTGGACTACCATGCAGGATGCCGTGGACTGGTAAGGAAAAATGCGGAGAAGGCAACAGTAGTTGTGACGGTAACTGGAACAGAAGGGACAAAAATCCCAGCCGGAACAGAGTTCTCCACAGAGTCGACCGATGATACAGACGCAATCAGCTTTCTGACCGACGCAGATGCAGTCATCCCAGCAGGAGGGACGATTGATCTTCCGTGCACAGCAATGGAAGCTGGAACTTCAGGCAATGTCGCGGCAAACACCATCACTCTGCAGATGTCAGAGGTCAAGAACGGAGAGCTGGAGACAATCCTGAACAAGAATCCGGGATCCGGAGGAACGGATCTGGAGACGGACGAAGAACTGCAGCTGAGATGCTATGAGTTTGACCGGAACGCAGACGTTTCTTTCGTGGGAGCCACAGCGGACTACCTGAGATGGGCTGAAGAGGTGCCGGGCGTCGGATTTGCAAAGGTTGTGCCGGCATCTGGAGGCACCGGAAAGGTTACAGTCATTATTACCGATAAGAACGGAGACTCTGCATCCGATGATCTGAGGAACAAAGTCCTGACGCACATTATGGGAACATCTCTGGATGATCCGCAGAGGCTTGCGCCGGTCGGAGCAACGCTGGTTGTGGAGACGAATGTCAAAGTTGATGTCACCGTATCTGCAACAGTGGAGCTGGAGACCGATTACACCATCGATGCAATCAAGAAGGCGTTCCTGCCGGTTATGAATCAGGCAATCCGGACAGCTTCTGTGCTGAGAGTATCGGAGATCGGATCACTTCTGATCAATCTTCCGGGAGTTACGGATTACACGGATCTGAAGATCAACGGAGGAACCGACTCTGTCACACTTACATCAAACCAGTATGCCGCAGTCAGTGCAGACAATCTGACACTTACATTAAAGGCATCTGCAGCGTCTGCATCGACAGCAAGCACGAAGTCGTAAATAAGGGAGAGTCACCATGCATAAATCCGATTTGATAGAAAAGATCCTGACAAGCAAGGCAGGAAGGAGAATGCTGGAGTACATCTCACCGATTTACGATGACTCGTATGTCGGGCTCAATCTGCTTCAGATTATGGGAGCAAGACTCGACATCGTGTCAGACTGGCTCGATGAGTATGAACGACAGATCGTGACAAAAACCGCGACCTGGTCAATCAATTTCTGGGAGGATACTTACGGCATCCCTCATGACACGACACTGTCTCTGGATGACCGGAGAGTAAAAGTCGACACAAAAAGATGGAGTCACGGACCGGCAAGCCCTTATAAAATGGCAAAACTGGCCGGAGATGTCTGCGGTTTTCCAACATCCAGCTACGATCCTCAGAAAGAGCATTACTTCGGGATCCGCATTACAGCGAACCCTCAGAACGTCAATGAGAGAAAGATCAGAGCCGTGCTGGACAGAGCAAAGCCGGCTCACATGGAATATGACATCACCTATCAGCAGGTTGTCGGAGAGACAATGTACATGGGCGGACTGGTAAGAGCAGCAGTAAAACAGACGATAAGGCAGGTGGATTAATTGTTTTCAGGAATTCATTTAACAACAGCAGGAGCAGCGCTTCTTGCTAAGATTCATCAGGGCAAAAGCACGCTGACACTGACAGGCGCTGCCTGCGGATCCGGAAGCCTGCCGAGTGGAGGAACGGAGAAAGAACGTACTGCACTGGTTACGAAAGTCAAGGATCTTCCAATTGCAAACATATCGAGAGCAAAGAGCATTGCCACCATCGAGATCAGGTTTTCCAATTCCGGCATGACAGACGGATTTGACTTTAAAGAGCTGGGAATCTATGCGACGGATCCGGACAACGGCACCATCCTTTATGCGTATGCAAACGCAGGAACAAACGCCGACAAGATCCCGGCCGGAACGACAAGTCCGCTAGAATACATTCTAGCAGTACAGCTTCAGATATCGGAAGACACTAGCGTGGAGCTGAAGATCAGCGACTCGATCCTATATGTAACAAAGGATGATATCGACAAGTACCAGACAAACCTCAACAACAAAGCAGACAAAGCAACCACCATCGCCGGATACAATATCACCGACGCCTACACTAAGGATGAGGTGAATAATATGATTAACCAGATCAGCGGCAAGGTTTCCGGAGTGTACGTCGGCACCTCTGCACCATCCAACCTGAAAGCGCTCTGGATCGACACCGGAAACGGCGGTATTGCAAAGTATTACGACGAGACAGCGACAGCGTGGACAACCGTCAAGGCAGTATGGGGGTAATGCAAATTGAGTACGATAAAATCAGCAGACAACGTCATCAAACGTGGAAGCACGAACAAAAATATTTTCAAACTTCCGGACGCCGTGCCTCTTAATACGGTGCAGAAGGTGCTTGTGATCTACTTCCAGAACCGCGCAGTCATCGTTGAGAAAGAAACTGCGGATGTCACTATTGACTTAGTGAGTCATACGATCAGTACGGAGCTGACGGAAACAGAAACGCTTGAGTTTTCGGCAGGGGTAGCAGAGCTTGAAGTTTGCATCAAGTATCAGGACGGGCACACGCTCAGGTCTCACATCTACAAGCTAGTGATTGAGGATACACTGCTTAATCAGGAGGTGTAGGAAGTGTCACGGTTTGAGCTTGAAGGAATGCAGCTGGAACATGCGCTTGATCTGACAGGGGACAGTGTCATCTTTGTCGAAGGGAAAAGTGGCAAGGATGGCAAGGATGGAAAAGACGGACAGAACGGCAGAGATGGAACGAATGGATCTGATGGGATTAATGGTCTGTCTGCATATGATATTGCTGTTAAACATGGATTTTCTGGAACTGAAATTGAGTGGCTTGCATCGTTGAAAGGCGAAGCAGGAAAGGACGGAAAAACTCCAGTTAAAGGTGTTGATTACTTTACTGATCAGGAAATTGATGAGCTGGAGAACAGACTCTATGTAGACAGCATAGACAAGTTTCTCCAGATGGCTAGATGGTATCGATATGTTGTCGTAAAGACAGTACTTGCACCAGTTACAGATAAACTCAATTTGCTTGTACATGCACAGGAGAATAGGTTTACCGATCAACCATTGAGCGGTGATTTGAGACTTGATAAAGATTGTATGCAAGACTACCTTACTTTATCAGGAAGTACATTTACAGTACAAAAGGATTTTACTGCAATGATACTGGCTACAGTTGTTGACTATCAAGCATCTGGCGGTCTTGCCTATGGTCGTGTTACTGTTGCGTCACAGACATTTGACTATGCTTCAGCTAATAATACCGACCACTCATACGGCTATAAATTCGGTAAATTTGAGTTGAAGCAAGGAGACACAATAACCATCGCAAAACAAAGCACAAGCGGATGGGCGCATGAGCTGATCAGTATCTGGGCAGTACAGTAGACGAAAGAAGGTGATCAGAGTGGAAGATATTGATGTAATTCCAATGGAGTTTGTTGATGCGCAGAGATTTGATCTTCAGGGGATTGACTGTACGCAGGCACTGGATCTTCAGGGGTTTCACATGAAAGGGTCTTATCCGATCTACGGTGGCAGCATGATGGTAGTGGATCGTGTGCACAGCGATTATAACCTGCTGAATCACCATCCTTCTATCGAAAACGTTGAATTAGTAGGGAACAGAAGCATGTCTGAGTTTGGTCTTGGAAAAGCGGCAAATACGGATATCCTGAGCCTGTTCAAGGAATAGAGGAGAACGTTGATATGGCGACAAAATACGATAAGTTAATTGATTTTGATGAGCTGTCTCTGTATGATGACAAGCTCAAAAATTATATCCGGGGATTGCTGGCTGGTTATGTTGCTGTTCAGAGCGGAAAGGGTTTATCCGCTAATGATTTTACGGATGCCCTGAAGCAGAAACTCTTGGGGATTGCCGATAATGCGCAGGTAAATGTGCAGAGCGACTGGAACGCAACAAGCGGAGATGCATTTATCAAAAACAAACCGGCCATCCCGGATATTTCCGGGAAGATGGATAAGACCGGCGACGCGTCGAATGCCACAGCAGCATTTACGCAGTCTACTACCCGTGCTAACCTGAAAACCGGTGACAGTTTAACGGCGATCTTCGGCAAGCTGATGAAGTGGTACAGTGATCTTTCTGCCGTTGCGTGGAGTGGTTCGTACAAGAATCTGACCGACACACCGACAATCCCGACAAATAACAGCCAGCTGACAAACGGAGCCG